GCAAAAAGCAGTTATTAGCTTGCGATAACGTTTCATTATATATATAATAAACCCATGCCCAGCGAGGGCATGAATAAAAACCAATAGGGGTCAATCATGACAGATTCAACAGAAGCAACGCCAGAAGTAACAACAGAAGCCACAGAATCCAAGGTGGAGATGCTTAAAACAAAAGCGGTACAGCCAGATAAAACATACAAGCATTTTGAAGCACCGTTGGCACTACCTACTACACGCGAGGCATTCGTCTCGCTAGTAACAGATGCCAACGCAGCCCTCCAAGAATTCATCCAAGAATGTGCCAGCCTTGGTGTGATGGGTAAAGCTAGAAACCACTTGGTGAGTGGTCGCCTCGCTCAAGGCGTAGCAATTACGTATCAAACTACGCTAGCAGCACAGATGGACGCGGCAGCAAATCGAGGCAATAGCGGCGGACTAACTGTGTACCGTGAAGTACAAGCTGCAGTGATTGCATACGCTGCAAGTACAGGGTTATCAGCCAAAGGATGCGGTATCCTTAAAAAGCTTATCAGCGATTCCACTTTGTTAATGTATGCGACAGCTAAACACCGCACACGCGTACAAGAATTGGTTAATGCCTATGTAGCTACAGCAACAGTCGAAGACCTTGAAGCATATGAGACCTACCTAGACCGCATTTTGGTAGCATGTGAAGGAGTGCCAGCAGGCAGCGAGGAAGAAGACGATTTTTAATCCAATAGCCTAACAGCAACAACCACAACACTAGCCCCCCACCTAACCGTGGGGGGTTTCTTTTTGCCCCTTCCTATCCTGCCCTTGCATCTTTCACCCCTTACCCTAACCAACCCAATACCAGCTGCAAAAATTTCTATTCGTTCCGAATAGGTTAGATAGAATGCTTCGCATTCGACCTTAGATAAAAGCATGAATAGAATGCTTCGCATCCTTTTCTATTTACATTCCCTAATCGTTCCACACCGTAGGGGTAGGAAGCCTTTTTAATCCTAGCAACTCGCGCTTATTAAAGTAGGCTATAAAAAATTTCTAAAAAATCCTGACATTATTTACTAGGCTCGAAGCGTAGTCTATGTTACCTTGGAGGCATAATGAACATAAGCCCACAACAAGAGAGAGTAGCAGAATTATTAGCTGCCGGATGTAGCATAGCTGAGGTTAAGGCAGCTACTGGATATAGTGACGGGTACATTAGCCAACTTAGTAAATCTACAGAATTCAGAGCAGCCCTAGCAGAGTTAAAAAGCGTAAGAGTAGAAGATGAGATAGCTAGGCAGGATGCCTATGATGGGCTAGAGAGTGCCTTACTTGGTGGCATCAAAGCGAGAGTAGCTTTAGGGGATATGAGTGAGTTGAGTAGGGCTTTAGATGTGGTAGCTAGGAATAACCCTAGGAGAGGTAAGGGGGTTATGGGGGCTAATGGAGAAGGGGCGGCAGGTGGTATTAGCGTAACATTGAACCTACCAGCGCATATATTGCAACCCTTAAACTTAGTTACCAATAGTAGGAATGAAGTAGTCGAAGCAGGAGGACAGAGTTTATTACCCTTGACACACAAGGAATTACAAACTAAACTAAACACATATAAGCCAAGCGAGTTCTAATGATGAAAGGAGACGAAGATGACACAATCAACCAAGACACGAATCCAAGCACTGGCAGGGAAGCTCAAGAATCTAGCCAAGTAACCCTAAGTGCCCAAGATATACGGGAAAGGTGCGCAACTGATTTAGATATGCTAGCCGCTATCCTAATGCCTAGCGTAGCTACTTGTGCATTTCCCGCTTACTATCATATGCTATGGCAACTATTTACTACCTTAGAAGTAGGAATAGAAAGTGTGTTCAGATTTGCACTAGGCTTGCCACGTGGACATGCAAAAACCACCTTTATTAAACTACTCATCTGCTATCTAGTATTATATAATAAAGCTAACTTTATCCTAATGGTATGTAGTACAGAGCCACATAGTCACAATATGATGGATGATGTAGATTATATGCTATCAGAAAGAAACGTTAGACAGATATGGGGCAACTGGAAGGCTGGGTTAGTACGGGATACTAAAGGCTTAAAGCGTGGCAAGTATAATGGTAAGGAAGTTGTACTAGCTGCACTAGGGTCTGGTACTTCCGTACGTGGGCTTAACATCTTAAATACCCGCCCTGACGTGATTATCATGGATGACATCCAGACTAAAGAATGTGCCAAAAGCAAGACAGAGAATGATGCATTACTAGAGTGGATGACGGGCACGTTACTTAAAGCTAGAGATGCTAAGAAAGCTTTAGTAGTTTATATAGGCAACATGTATAATGAAGACTGTATATTAAATCAGCTAAAACTACATAGTCAATGGCAGAGCTTTATTACTGGGGCTATATTAGAGGACTGGAAGCCTTTATGGCCGGAGTTGTTTACTATAGATAAGCTATTATTAGAGTTCCAGCATGATAACAAGCTAGGCTTAGGAGATGTATGGTTTAGTGAGGTTATGAATATCCCTACTGGAGGAAAGCTAAGTCTATTACCTGAGGGTAAGCTTCCACTAACCCCTATCCTAGATATGGAAGACCCTATAGGAGGGTTTATTACAGTAGACCCCGCAGGGTACCGAAAAGATAGTGATGATACAGGGATAGCCGTTCACTTGATATATCCCCCTATGCATTACCAGGTTAGGGAAATCTCTGCTAGTGTAATGAATCCAGGGGAATGTATTAAAGAGGTATTTAGGTTAGCTATAAAGTACAATATCTGGCATATCTGTGTAGAGAGCGTAGCCTATCAACAGACCTTAATCTGGCATATAGAGGAGACTGCGAAGCAGCCTGAGTATGAGAAGCTAGATATTACAGTCCTAGAACTTAAAACAGGGCGGCGTAATAAGACGGCTAGGATACGAGTATGGATGAAGGATGTATTAGAGAGCAGTTATAGTATCCATGCAGACGCTAGAGCTTCCATCATGTATCAGGCATTAGGGTTTAAGCTAGAACGAACCGATAACAGAGATGATATTTTAGACGTATGTGCCTATGGGGTAGATGTAAGGCGTGACTATGATACTATTATACTAGATGCTTGGATGCAAGGGCAGGCAACGGTAGAAAGCTTATCAGGTGCTAAAGCGCAAGTTAGAGATAATAATAGCTTTTTAGACTAGGAGTGCCAACATGGCAATAACAGAACCACCAGTAGTACCGGCTAAAAAGGAAGGAAATGCACTAAGACTTAGTGCTGCGGCTACAGGGAGCCTAATTAAATACGCAGCAGCTGTGCTAGAAGCTAAGCGTAGATTCATACAATTCACAGATAAACTAACCGCTGTAGATGTAGCCTATGCTTGTTATAAAGCCATCCCAATCAAAGACGCACAACCTATGGATGGGGTAGACCTACTAAAGAAGCTACCTATTAAGGATGTACAGATTCCTATTATTGCTAGTCAAGTAGATTCTGTAGTGGCACATCTAGCAGACGTGTACCTATCAGGGTATCCTATGTTCCCTGTAGTAGCGTCTTCCAAAAATAAAGAGCTTAGTGAGAAGTTCGAGGCTATTGTAGATAACCACGCTGTAAAAGGTAGATATAGTAGAGAGATGCAGCTCATCTTTCGAGATGCAGCTAAGTATAATCTATGCGCTATAGAGGCTAGATGGGGGTCAATGTCAGAGTTTAGCCCTCTATTCGCAGGAACCTTTGATGACGGGGAGTTGGCTAAACCTCAAAAGCTAACCACAACTAAGCGCATTAACCCTTATAATCTAATATGGGATTACCGAGTAGAGCCTAGTCGTGTAGCAGATGATGGAGAATATACAGGCTATGTAGAGTTAATGGGTAGAATAGCCTTGAAGCGGTTACTAAATAAGTATAGTGCAGAAGGTATAGGACTTAATATCAAGGAAGCTATACAGAATGAGACTGGCATTAGTGCAGTGTCTGGTAAGCCTATTACCTACGTAGAACCCCCACAAATTAGCCCCTATATCAACTCTACAGCTTATCAGACTGGTGGAACTTGGTTAGAGTGGCTAGAAGGGCAAAAAGGAGACATGGGTGTATATCCTGGATATAGTAACATGTATGAAGTTGCCACAATCTATGCTAGAATCATCCCTAAAGAACATGGCATAATCTCCCCTAAGCCTAATACTCCTCAAATTTGGCGGCTACAGGTAGTGAATGAGCAGGTTCTAATATATGCACAACCAGAGCAGACGCCTCATGACCGCCTACCTATCCTATTAGGGCAAGCTATTGAAGATGGTTTGAGTTATCAGACTAGAAGTATAGGCGAAGCCCAGATTCCCTTTCAACAAGCAGGCAGTGACTTATATAATGTACGGATAAGTGGAGCAAAACGGGCTATCAATGATAGAGGCATCTATGACTCTAATCTAATCGATGAAGGGGATATTAACTCTACTGTTCCAGCTGCTAAGATACCTGTACGTAATCTAAAAATGGGCAAAACCTTACGAGATGCTTATATACCTATCCCATTTCAGGATGGTTCTACCGTAGGGGCTATGCAAGACCTACAGCAGACTATGCAACTATCTAACATGCTATTTGGGGTTAACCCCTTTAAGCAGGGGCAGACTGTTAAGGGTAACCGTACATTAGGAGAGTTCCAATCCATTGATAATAATAGTAGTAGTCGTTCTAGGCTAGTAGCTATGATGATGGAGGTGCATATCTTCCTACCTCTTAAGGATGTTATTAAGCTTAACATACTAGCTAATAAGGATAGCATTACCGCCCTTAGCTTTAATACAGGTGACTTACATACTGTAAAACCTTCAGACTTTGTAGATGCTATACTAGAGTTTAAGATAGCTGATGGAGAGACTCCTAAGAGTAAGTTAGCAGACTCTAATCAACTACAGGTAGCCTTTCAAACCTTACAGCAGATACCTGCTATATCTGCGGGCTACAATATGCCTGATATGTTTGCACACCTAATGAGCTTAATAGGCGTTAGGAATCTACAGCAATACCAGTATGACCCTGCCTCTAAGGAAGCTATCATAGCTGCCGCCATGCCCTTTCTAGGGGATATGATTAAACAGGTTCAGGCACAACAGGCACAACAAGGGGGCGCGCCGAATGACCAGCCTAGCGGATAAAAAACGCCCCCGTACACGGCAATGGAGCCTCGCCATGCTTCGGCTGCCCCTGCGAAATCATAGCTAGTTAGGTTAGTCAAGGGGGCAGCTTGCTGAGTGTCTGCTAGAAAATGCGCTAGCATTTTATGGGCTGATACGACCCCTTTACGAACATAACGGCTATGAGAGCATTAGGGGTAGCAGGGGCAATAAGAGGCGTAATGGAATTAAACAATAAGGAGATGATATGAGATATACAAAGAAGCCCGTAACTATAGAGGCTATCACCTTCGATGAATTAGTAGCCCATGGTATGAAATCTAAGCCTTTACTGATAAATGGGCTGCCTCATGCCTTCAAGTATGCTAATCAGCTTATACTACGGGATGGCAAGGACTGCTACTCTATACCTACCCTAGAAGGGAGAATGGAGTTCCATAAAGGAGATATGCTAATAACAGGCATACAGGGAGAAATATATCCATGCAAGCTTGATATATTCAAGGCTACTTATGATAAGGAGGTGGAAGTATGAAGGTTGATGATAGTGTAGCGGCTATACCATGGCTATTTACTAAAGAAGAACAAGCTATTATAAGGGGCATGTTAGGACAGCCCATGGTAGTTTCCTACCTACAATCACTAAAGCATATGGCTTTAACAAATTCTACTCTTGAACCATTAGGTACTACAGCTAATGACTTAATAGCTTCTAATGCCTATGTAGCTGGACAAGAGTATATACTAGATAGTTTACTATCTACTGATGTTTATATCCCACACTCTAAAGGAGAGTAACAATGTTTAAGAAACTATTTAACGCGCCTGCACAGGCACAGCCTGAGGCTGCCACAGCCAAAGACCAGATTAAACCTGATGGTATGAGTCCAGCAGACCCAGCAGCTAGTGGAGTAGCAGACCCCTCAAATCCTGATGCCTCAAAATCCCCTACTAACCCACTTGACGCTTTCAAAGACTTATATAAGATAGATGAAAAGGCAGATGCTACAAAGACCCCAGGCAGCCAACACATGCAAATGACTAATGAACTACTGGATAAGGTAATACCTAGCATTGATTTCATGGCAGGCTTATCTCCTGAAGTTCAGCAAGGCATAGCCTCTGGTGACCCTAAAAGTATAATTGCAGCTATGCAACAAGTAGCAGGTAACAGTTACCGTACAGCTATGCAGCATAACGCAGCCTTAATGAACCAGAATTTAGACCAACGCTTTGATAGCTACCAGCCTACAATTGCAGCTAGCGTTGATGCTAAGCTGACCTCACAAGAGGTAGGTAGACTACCCAATGCAGACCATCCCGTAATACGGGCAGAACTAGATAGAGTCTCTACGGCTCTTCGTAAACAATACCCTACAGCAGATGCTGCTTGGGTTGCTAAACAAGCTAATAGCTACCTTAAAGACTTAGGCAGTCAACTGTCTGGAACTACACAAGCCCAGCAACCGAAACTACCAGAATCGGTAGATTTTGCGGACTTATTAAATCAAGATAACTAAGTCTAGGAGACTATTATGCCAGCAGTAACAGGTGTCTTTAACGCCAGCTTCAACCCCGCTCAACTTAACACGCGTAGTTTTAATCAAGCGATTCTACGCCTATTCCCTAACGGTACTGCACCTCTGTTCGCACTTACCGCACAGACTAAGAAAGGTCGTGCTGTATCTGCTACTCATGGGTACTTTACTAAGACCTTTACATTTCCTGTAGTTACTATGGCTGCAGGGGCAGTAGCGGCTGCAACCGTCCTTACGGTAGTATCTTCAGCTGGTATTGTACCAGGTATGCTTTTCCAAGTACCTATTACACGTGAGATTATTCGTGTTACTACTGTAAATAGCGCTACTACTATTACAGTGGCTCGTGCATATGGTCGTATCTTAGCAGGCGCCATTGGTGCTACTGATGTATTAGCAGGAGTAGGTAATGCTCACGCTGAAGGGTCTAACCGTCCTACGGCTCGTGCTATTACCTCTACATACGTACCTAATTATACCCAAATCTTTCGTAATGCTTGGGCAGTAGCGGATACTGCTCGTGCTAGCCTTACAGAAGCGGGCTATGGTAACGTATCTGAATCACGTAAGGACTGTATGCTAATGCACGCAGGTGATATGGAATCTGCCTTATTCTTTGGGCAACCCTTAGCCCCAGTAATTGGGGTATCTGGGCAGTTAGAACATGCTACGCAGGGTTTGATTGATTCTGTATATCAGTATGCCCCTACAAATATTAAACTAGCTGGAGCCACTACTAGCTATACCCAATTGGTAGCCATGCTAGAAACTATGTTTAAGTACTCCTCTGACATGGGCAATACTAAATCTCGTGTAGCTTTCGTAGATGCCCAGTCTATGCGTGTCTTGAATGATATTGGTCGCTTGAATGGCGTAGTCGAAATCATGTCTTCTGAGACTACCTTTGGGTTATCCTTCACTACCATTAAGTTCTATAAGGGAACTATTCGCTTAATCGAGCATCCAATGTTTAATGATTCTCCTGCACTAGTAGGCACTATGGTTGTGGTAGACCTACCAGCCATTCGACTAGCTTATATGGAAGGTCGTGATGCTAAGTTAGAAGAATATGGCATTGGTGGCAAGAATGCGTTGCTAGGACAGGATGCTTTAGGCGGAAGCTTGACCAGTGAATTTGCTTGTGAGGTTATTAACCCAGCCTCATGTGGTGTAATTACTGGACTAACTGCGGGTATCGCAGGCTGATTAAGCTGGGCAGGTAGTTGACCCCTTCCTGCCCTTTTTATTTATAACTTTAGGAGAAATTGATATGACTGATACAACCAAGCCCGTAGATATGTCTATTACAGCTCGGCTAGCTAGGGGTAATCCTGCGGCTATTACGGAAGAAGCAGATGTGGTAAAGATTGCACAGGAGACTGCGCAAGTGGCTATTGTAGGGGTAGATACTACACCAGCACCTGCCCAACTTAAACCTACTAAAGGAGAAGTGTTGTTCGAGGCTAAGCATCCAGAGTCCTTGATTACTACTAGCCTTCCAAACGGTAAAGAAGTCACCTTGCCATATTTGACTAGCAAGCCTAGTGAAATTGAATGGTTGCGGGAGTTCGCTGAGCATACTAGATTGGTAGATGAAACCGTAGGAGTATAGCAAATGGCTCTAGGTGACGTAGTATATACAGTAATAGATATAACAGCTCGTGTGGATAAAGAGTCTTATATTAGGGCTACAGCCAACTCTATTATTCGCTCTATTGCGTCACTTAGAGACTTTCCAGAAACCTTAGTTGAGCTACCTTTAACGGTATCAGGAACAGCTACAGCCTATCTGATACCTCTAGCCACTGATTTCCGTAAGGTGGCTTACCTAAGACCTTCTAATGTATTTGCCTTTCTAACAGAACTTAACCCAAAACGGGCTATGCTTAATGGACGAGAGGTAGTAAATTGCTTCTATAGAAGTGGCAATAACTTAGTAGTTAGGATTCAAGTAGCCCATATCACAACTACATTAGCTTATGGTTATTATGCACATCCAGCCACTTTAGTAGGTGATGCAGAGACTAATTGGGTATTAGACAACTACCAAGATGTAGTTATTGATTTACTAGCTGCTAAGGTATTTCGTATTACAGGTGATGAAAACAGTGCAATAGCTCTAGAACGTGGTACGGCTATTAGAATGCAAGAGATTATAAACGATGGTAGTATAGATAATGGTGTAATAGGGGTTTCAAATGGCGCAGGGTAATGACAACTTAACAGGTGAACTACTTCCTGGTTTTAAGCTACCAGCTAATGGTAATACAGAAACTATTATTAGTGCTACAGGGGCTATAGTTAATGCTACCCCTGCAATAGAAAGCGGATTTTATGAATTTGTAAGTACCGCTGATTGCTATATTGCACTAGGCACAGGAGCAGCTACCGTACCTGTAGCAGGCATGCCTGGTGGATTGCCTCTAAAGGCTGGTGTAGCTAAAGCATACTGGCTTCCAAAGAACGGTATTGTGAGTGCCATTAGCACAAATGCTTTCCAGCTGTTCCTAACAGCCGTGTAAACTTATGCTACTTAATCTATTAGAATTAGGGCAACTTGGTAAGGTACGTCTAGGTACTATTACACAGGTAAATCTAGGCACTATTACACAGGCAGCTAAGGTACTGTTTTTTCATAATATCCTTAAACTATTTGATACCCATGGTAACGTAGCTAGTCCTACTATCCGGCAGTTCGGAGCTAGCTATTTTGACTGGAAGGGCTTGCTTAAAAGTGTTCCTGCGGATGTGCATCGTGTAGCTGGAGGACGCTATACAGGCAACTGGCAGGACGATGACAATGCCTCTACTCCTCCACTATCTCTTGTAGCCTTAACCCCTGCAAATATCTCTATCGTAGGTGATACTATTACTAAGATAGCAGGTGGTGCTAATTGGAATGCTAGTGCTTATTCAAGTAATAGCTTTACAGGTGGTGCCTATGTTGAAGTTACTATAGGTATCCAAGCATATCATATGTTAGCCCTAAATACCGACCCCCTCACTGATGCTTCCTATACATCTTTAGATTACGCTATCTACCGTGAGCTAGGTATCTTAAAGGTATTGGAACTTGGGAGTTACATAGCTACACTAGACGCCGCGCAGCCTGGAGATACTATAGCTATTGAGTATATAGGGACAACAGTAAACTACTATTACAATGATATTATTGTATATACTACTCAAGTCCCAGCAGGCTTAACACTTTTCCTAGATACCTCATTTTATGATACAGGGGCGTCCTTAGAGAATGTGAAGTTCTGTGCAGCTAAAGCTATAAAAGGCAACCCCCTCCATCCAAGCTATAGCCTATTCAATGAGAAGCTACTACGAGATGTACAGCGTTATGCAACAGGACAAGTAATAGCCTCTGGGGGAAGCCGTGAGGATGGAGGGCGTTGGTACACTAGCGCACTTGGAGGTACAACTAATGGGACTACACTGCTAACAGATATAGGTGTTACTGATTGGATTGACCAAGGCTTATATAACCCACATTATGGACATATAATAGAGAGGGCTTTTACTAACCCAATTGTTTCACCTCTACAGTTGCCAGTAACTCTCGTAAATAGCCCAACTACGGTAGCACATAATAGTGCCATAGGTTTAGATGGAGCCTTAACAGCTACTACTATATCCTTTGGTAATACCACACTCTGGGACACCTTTAGGAAATATGCTAGTCTTACTATTGGGGCACCCTATGTTATATCTTTTTATGCAAAACTAGGTACGGCTACAAATCTTGTAGTATGTATAAATGACACGACTAACACTAATACGATGCCTGTATCAACACGTAGGAATCTAACTACCCTATCCACTACAAGGTTCACTAGAGTCACAATACCTTTTATAGCTCCTCCCTCTGGGCAGATACATATGCACTTAGGAAAGGAAACGGATGAGATTGGACTACCTCCGCAAACCTTAGGCACTGTTATTGTTACAGGCTTTAGTATTGAGCCTGGCACAGCTGCATCATCTTTCGGAGTAGGCACACGCTATGAAGAACGTGGTATGGTTAAGTACCCTTCTAGCTTTTTTCCTCAAGCTGAGGGTACTCTATTTATATCCCTTGTTGCAGAGCATGACCTATCACAGCATGGTAATACTAATGACCCAATAACTACACTTGCAGACAATTCTACACTACTATTACAAGCTTGGTTGACTGATTTAGCCTTAAAGGATACACAGACACAAGCAACTATAACACAGCCCTCTTATTTGCTAGGAGACACTCTACAGTATTGTGCCCAATGGGAGACATTCCCTAATCGTATGCGCCTAGGGTATCGTAATGCTTCTACAGGAACCCCATGGGTATATAGCCCATGGGTAGTTTATAGCGGAGCATTTACTGATACAGGCTTCTATCAACTATTCTCTAGCCTTGGTGGAAGTGGCTTAGGCTTCGCAGTTCGTAACAACTTAGTCTTGGATAAAGTAGTATCAAATATAGAAATGGATGGGTTTATTACTCTATGAATATTGTCCTGTTAATTACTGCCCCAACTGGGCTAAAGCTAGACTTACCACCTCCTGATGCAAAAGGTAACCCTACTGCAACGCCTCAGCAGGAAATTTTACATACAGCCCTAGTGTCTATTGATGCACAGTGGCAAGGAGTAGGAGTAAACGGGGCAAGTACTTTATTTGTAGTAGGCACACGCTCCCAATCGCTAGCGCAGATTGAGGCTATGATACTGCAGTTTAAGTTGCCACTTGTTGTACTACATGCGCAAGATGCTTTTGCTGTGCAGCCTACACCACCTATGCAGGTTGACCCTATGGCTCCCGTAGCCAAGCCTGCACCTGTAAAAGCTATTGTATATAAACAAGGCACTGTAGCAGATGTATTACCTTTCATGCCTGATATTGTTACTCATAATGCTGCAATGCAAGAGACAGGACGTACTAAGGCAAGCGTAGTTACACTCCCTAAAGCCCTAGAGCAGGCTGATTGGGAGTTAGTATGAATACTGAAGTGCAGTCACTTGATATCCCTTGGCATATGAAAAAGGAGGTTACCTTAGGCACTATAGTAGTTATACTACTAGCAATAGTTAGTGGGATAACTTGGGTAGACTCTCTACGTAATGACCTTGAATTAACAAAACAAAGGCTTGCTTTATATACGGTACAAACCACTGCTATGCAAAAGAGGCAGGAGCTTACGTCTGCTAAGATACTTGAATCCTTACATGGAGTACGAAGGGACTTAAATAAGTTCATGATAGAGCAGGCAAAGGAGAGGAAATGATTATAACCTTGAAACGAATAGCTAAGCTAAAGACTGGAGTATTTGGGGTACTTATTGACAATGAGGGGGTACCTTTTGCACTTACCGCAGAACGTCCAGACTTAGCCAATAAAGCTAATATTAGTTGCATACCTATTGGAAGATATATATGTCAAGTGCATGATTCTCCTAGTAAGGGTAAGTGTGTTAAGTTGGATGATGTAGATGGACGTACTAATATCCTAATGCATAGGGGTAATATTCCTATGAAGGATAGTGAAGGCTGCATATTAGTAGGGGAGCAGTTTGAGCCTCTCTATGGTAAGTTAGCTGTATTAAGTAGTAGAAAAGGCTTTAATGAGTTGATGAATAAGGCGGAAGAAACACCTAGATTTCATCTATATATAGAAGATTGTACGGGGCAAGGAGCTACAGCATGATTGGGATTATTCTAAATATCTTAAAAGAATCACTAATGGCTATGGTAGGTAAGCTAGCTTTCAAGGCAATCTCTGAGCGTTTTATGACACGCCTAGTTATCTATGGCTTATTAAAGTTAAAAGATATGTCTACTAATGATGTAGTAGATAATACTGTACAGGATATTGTAGACCAGTTAAAGGGTAAGAAATTAACTGTAGCTGATAATAGTTAAACCATGGCAGCCCCATTTGATTCCTATCCATTTGCTACACAGCAGGGAGTGCAGATTAGACCAGACATTATCAAGCCTGTTCATCTAGTAGTGTTCCCATTTACGCTATCTGCTATGACAGCTATAGATACTACGTCTCTTGCTATAGATAAAGTATATCAGCTATATGCTACGCAGGATTGCATGCTAGGTTTTGGGGCTGCTCCTGTAGCAGCAGTAGCTTCAGGGAATAATCTATTCCTACCAAAGAATACATATATAACTATCTCTCCTAATATGAGCTTAATTGGCTTGTCTGCCTTAGGAGTAACAGTTGCTGGAACTCTATACATACAAGAAATCGTAACATGGGCTGGCTTGGCTAACCCTGCATCCACTAGGAGAGTATAATGGCAAAGCGTACATATGTCGTAGACTTACATAAGACTACTTTTCCATTTGGACAAGAGTATGTAGATAATAAAGCTGACCCTTTAGGCGATGGCATATATAGTAATATGAATAATGCTATTCAGGTCATAGACCTAGCTAATGCCATTCCTACTCCAGAGGGTATGGCATCTTTTTTTGGTGCAAATCCCCTTAACCTTCCTCCACTAGGATACTCTATAGAGCATGCTTTTATCTTTAGAGACCAGAGTAATAACAATACACTAATAGCCCTTGGGAATGATGGAGCCTTATTTAGTTTAGATGGAGTCACTTGGGATACTACTCAGGCTACCTTGCCAAGCAATGCTATAGTGGGTGGGATATATAAACTAACTATGGCGGATAGGTTAACAGAGACTTTAGTAGGGTATCTACCTGCTATTTTAACTATCACAGATACAGCTACGCTTGTTGCAGATACTATACCTGTATCACTACCAATGCATATTGGTGCAACTATCGTAGATACTGTAAGCCTATCTCTACTACTTACTGCAGACCCTCTGACTCCACTACCTGCTGCTTATACAGCCACTATCTCATATGTATATAAGACTATAACCCATAACCTGACCATTGCTACAACGGCTACAACTATTGATGCTACTTATGTAGAACAGCCCATAGCTAATATACCCCTTCCTGTAAAAGCCGCATGGTCTTGGTGTGTGCTAGACCGTAGATTATATATAGGAAGGGAGGGGGCTAGTCACATTCTGCGTATGAGCCTAGATGGACTTACTTGGGAATTGCTAGTACCTAATTTTGTAACTATCACTAACGTAGCGGGTATATTTGCCGCTCGTGGGAGATTAGGGCTTTGGGATATAGCTGGGGCTATTTATACATCTAGTGATATTGACCCTATGGACTTTACCCCTAGTGTTAGTACTCTAGCTAATGTTGTAACTCCTACAGCTTTACAAGGCAGAATTATTAGCATCTTAGGAAAGCCAGAAGGTTTTGTTATATATGCAACATCTAGTATATTAGAAGCAGTATATACAGGTGGCTCAGAGGTATTTAGGTATCTTACTGTATCAGATATGCAGGGGGTATTAAGTCCGCTATCTTGCACAGCTATGGCTACAGGAGACCAATATGTTATAACAGGAGACGGAGTTTATCTAATAAGGGGTGGTAAGCTAACAGAAATCGACCCAAGGTTAAGTAGATATATACAAGCTTCTACGCTATTTCCTAGATTAGACTATTTACAGAATAGGTATTTAGCTATATCTTTTACTCCTAGCATAGCTAGTATGGGGTCGTCTAACTTAAATCCAGGAGTAGCTACTAGTTTGCCTGGAATACCTGCTATTCCTGGTACCGCGTCTAGAACTATTAAAGGATTTACAGTACCTGATAAGATTTATAGCAATAGCATACCTCCTATAAATATTCCTCCTATCAATATCCCAGGTTATAGCTTAGCCTCTATCAATATTCCTCCTGTAGTTGTACCTGACCTATGGGTTCCAGATATTCCAGGAGGCTCCTCCTACACAGTACCTGATACTATTATACCAGATATTATCGTACCTCCTGTAACAATCCCCATACCTCCTACTAAACAGCCACAGACCCCTGTACCTCCTGTTCCTCCTAGTCAAGTATTATGGGTAGCCAATACTCCACATATAAATATAGTGGCTCCTACTAATGTAGAAGCTAGCTTTCCCTTGTATTATAATCCTGCCATGTATGCGATACAGCGTGGAGCCTATGCTACGTGGTATTATGGGCTTGCTATCGGAGGTACTTATTATGTAGCCGAAATATCTGGGAACTATTTAGAGCATGGTTATACTACGCAGTCTGAGGCAGCCGCTCAAGCAGTGACAGCTACTTCAGCAGCCCCAAGGGGAATACAACCTACCACCTATAATGTTAGCCAATCCTACGTAATAGTACCGCATAAGGGAGACATACTTAAGAACCCCGGCTGGGTAGTAATAGGAGCTTTACGCTATTCTGAACTTAAAGAAATAGGAGGTACCTGGAAGTGGAGCAGTGACAGTGTAATAGGAGACCCTACACCAGACCTATATACAACAGGGCAAACAGTAAGCACAGTAGCCACAGGGTTAAAAGCAGGGCTAGATATAGCCTCATCTACTATAGCAACCTACTGGAAAGCTATTGGTAATTGGGAATCAGAGGGGTATCCTGGAGGAGCCTTATTAAGTTATAGCAGTGGCGGATTTGCAAATGCTACCGAAGCAAATGGAAGGGTAAACATAAGCTATACTACCTTAGCGTATATTAAGCCTAACTATGATAACCTTTTTGGTAATCAGCTGATGCCTAGAGTAAACTATTATGTTATGCAGGATGCGCTGCCAACCTCAACAGGGAATATGTTTCCTACTGCAAGCATTATAAACACTACACAAATGTATTCTAATGATACCTCTAGCTTAAGAGCCATGACTATGCAGGTTATGACCGCTATTAAGAAGGCTTACCTAGCTAAGTACGTTATGGATAATATGCTAACATACGTACCCGCAGACGGAGGTGGTCAAGGAACCTTACAGTTTCAGTACGCAGTTGCGGGTAGTAGTATCTGGGCTACAGTAGCCTTTTATATTATCTTAATGGATGGTAGTAGAGTACTACTTCCTACAGATTTTAATACCACTGCACAGATTGGTACAGGTACAGGGCATGCTGCTACTAATTCTACTATAAATATTACACAAACGGCTCCTGCTCCTACTACAGAGGTTCTCCCAGGGTTTACAATCCCAGGCTATACAATACCTGGATACACCATAGCAGCTGTGACTGCTATTCCTGGATTTCTAATTCCAGGCTATACAGTACCAGCAGTAAAGATTATAAATGGTAGCATCCCAGGCTATACAATCCCTGGAATTATAATCCCGGGTAGTACAGTTAAGTACACAGTCCCAGGCTATACAGTACCCGATATATTTATTCCTGGCAGAGCAGGAGTACCAGCTGTTCCTAGTCTTGTTATACCTGCGAGTAGTTTTATTGCGGCATCAGGCTCAATAAGCCCTTATGCTCCTGTGTATTCAAGGGCTATAGTGTATGATGAAAGACTACAGTCTTGGGGCAGCTGTGACCAGCCCTTCTTAGCCCTATTTGACTTTTCACCCATAAATGCTAGAGCAATTAACCCTATCACAGGGGATATTAACACCTTATATTCCTTTAAGAATCTAGCCTCCACTATAGGTATAGTAAACGCCTCTGGTGTGTTAGCTATATGTACTAAAGTTAATCCAACTTCCTTTGTAGAGTATGGAGATTTAGGGTTCAATAGGTCGGGAATAACAAGGTTATTGGAAGTTAAAGCAACCTTTACACAGGACTCTGGTACTCTATTAGAGGTATATGGTAGTTTAGATGGTACTACTTTGTACTTACCTATGACTGCCAGTATAGCTAGTCAAAATGCTATATGTCACTTATTTAAGACCTTGACAGGTAAGTGGTTCAGGATTAGATTAGTAGGAGAGTTTGAGCTTAAACACCTAGAGTTTTCAGGTGAATCAGGAGGTAAAAGATAATGGCTATTCTAGGTACAACAACCGGGAACCCTTTAGAGGCTTTAATCACGCAGTTGTCTACTGCTGCCCTAGGACAAGATGCAGCTACATCTGATGCTAATAATCTGCAGAGAAATCAAGCAGCCTCTAGGCAGTTTATGCAGGCTACACTCCCTCAACTTACCGCTGCATCACATAATGCAGGTACAAGTGGTAGTGCTATGCAAGCGCTGCTAGTACAGAATGGAGCAGATAATGCCGCAGCTAATGCAGCCCTATCCCAAGGGCAGTTAGCTAATCAAGCGGAATCTACTAGAGCGAATTTTATGGCGTCTCAGCTAAGTAGCCTAAACAATCTTAACCAGACTGTTACCAATCGCGATACTAATCTTGCAAATCAGGCTAATCAATTTTTAATGAATGCAGCTAATAACCAGACTAGTATAGCTAATACCTTTAGTACCAACCAAGCTAATAATGCGCGTTCAGCGGCACACGATGCTAGCCAATCGAAGGATGTAATAGCCCAGTTAGCTAATAGCCTACAGATAAACCAGAATGATGTAGCTAATAGATTGGCTATTGCTATGGCTAATAATGCAGGACAGGCTACTAGGGCACAGCAGCATGATGCAGCCCAAGCGACATTACAGGCAGGTGTTAATGCTACTAATGTAGCTAATACACAATCTAATAATGCTTCACAGTTGCAGCTTGAACAACTGAGGCTAGCACAGCAAGCTAGGTCAGACCAGTCTGCAGCCGCTGTAGCAGCAGCCCATGATGTTATTGCACAGGCTATGGCAGGGGCTACTAATACTAATAACCTAGAGGTTCAGAAACTTAAAAATCAGGGAGTTCTTAACGCGTCTGGTAATGGAGTCCTTAATCAACTTCTACAACAAGCACAGGCTAACCAGCAAAATAATACGGCAGGATGGGCTGTCCAACCTACTGATATAAACCAGTTAGCTAACCAGTATGGTGTTAGCCTTAATAATACAGGTACAGCTGTTGTACCTAATCAGTATGGTTTATGGAGTCCGTCTAATCCATTAGGAGCTAGATAATGAGCATACTAAAGCTAATAGAAGAGGGTGTATCCTCTGGTAGAACACAGGCTCAACGCACCTTGCTTGATGCCCTAAAACAGACCACTGAAAAGAAAGCAGTGGCTACGGATATACAGGATAATAATAGTTTAGTGCAATCATTAGCTACTGCTAGGGCAGCGGAGGCTGAGAAGCAACTAACTGACCAGTATAATGCGTACGTGGCGAGTAGTCGTTTGGCTAAGGCTACAGCTACTGAAGTACAAAAAGCACAGACAGAGGCTGAATTACTAGCAAGAGGGGATAATATTGGTAAGACTACCGCCGATGCACAGGCTAAAACTGCACTTGATGCTACTAGTCCCTTACTTACTAGAATGCATCAGAACGCTACAGCTGCAGAATTATCTGCTCCTATAGATAATAGTCTGCTTAATAAGGCGCAACTAGCAAGGCATGAAGCTTCAATTCAAGAACAAATGAAGGCTAATCAGGCTTTGGATAAGGCAGATGCTGCAGCTACGTATGATAAAGTATTAAGTAAGGCTAAGTTATATGCGAAAGGTGCGGCAGTTACAGGAGGATTAGTAGGAGGAGCAGTAGTTGCAAATAAGGTGATAGGAGACCTTGCTACTCCAAGTGGTAGTATTAACCCTATGACAGCTGATTTAGTGTCTGCTAAAGATAAGCCTGATACAGGTGGTCCTAAGATATTTGCTAGTCCTGATAGTACTGCTAAACCTACTCCAGAAGAAGCAGTACACCAAGAGGCTATAGCTAAACATCTAAATGGTATTCCTGACTTACCTAGCCTATTTGCCAAACCAGAGAAGGGTACTGCCAATGCTACCCAGAAGGCTCTTACAGAGAAGCAACATGACCCTAATAGTATATTAGCAGGGCTTACCGTGAGTGATATACAGGCAGTTATTAAGTCCCCAATATCAGGGCAGACTGTCTACACTATACGCCCTGAAGCCGCTAAGCGGTTAGGCTTAAACCCTCTCACGGGTTTTAATCTTCCTGGAGATACTCCTACAGAAGCTATCTCTCCTAGCCTAGTTAATCCAATAGCTATTCCAAAAGTTGGCAAAGGTACTGCTATGGAGCAGACAAAAGCCCTTATAAACCTTACTAGCAAATCTTTAGATGCTGGGGTAGCTGCTTACATGAATACTCCCACTATGCTTGCCAAGCAGAATAGGCTAAAGGTTGCAGAGTCTCTAGCTTATAGTGGTGATGCCGCAGGTAAGAAAGAGCTTAGGGCTTTGACTAAGGAAATAGAAGCAGATAGGATTCATGCTGATAAGATTACTGCTGAGGCTATAAATAATAACGCTGGACTTAATAGTCTAAAAGTAGACCTAGCTGCTACTACTAAGGCAGAGGAACTAGCGGCTAAGGCTAATAGTGAGGCTGCCCCAGCGGTAAGGGTAACAGATAATGTAGCTAGGGTTACTGGCTTACCTTATGATACTGTGTATAGTCTGGCGAATCATGCTGCTAATCCTATAGCGAAGGCGGCTGTTAATGCATTTGAGCAGGATATAAAGATGAGTAATGGCAGATTATCTAGCTTAGCCATCCCTAGAGGGGCTACTTATATGTACCTTAATATAGCTGCTTGGAAGAATCAAGAAGCTGCTAAGGTTAGTCAAGACCCTGCAGGGGTGGCTTATATACAACAACAACTTGGCATTATAAAAGAAGAATATAGTAAGGCTACAGAAGGTGCTGTATTAGCCAATATGCGTCCAAAAGACTTAGCCGTAACTGAGCCTTATAATATGCAAGCAAACTATGTAGATGGGGCTTCACGCAGGTTAATATTAGGAGCTATGCTAAAGGCAGTTCCTCCTAATTATAAAAGTCTTATGCTTGACCCTACTACTGTGGATGCACAGCTTAAGGCGCAGGGGCTTACTAGGGATGAAGCAAGGGCACAACTAAAAACCATATGGGCTAACCTAGAGCCTAATGGAATAGCAAAATCTATGGGCATAACTGCAGATGTATTGCAAGCTAATACAAAACTGCAAATGGCTAAACTATTTCCAGAATCCTCTATGGATACTATACGTAACTTATCTAATAGCATAGGAGATATCCCAGGTACTATTGGTAGAGGCATTATGGATGTAACTAGTGCTATCGGAGGTGCATATAATCCTCCTACTGGTATGGGCGACACCCCTAATAATAACAATCTAGCTAAGTAAGGAGATAAGCACATGGCTATACCAAATGAAGATACTCTATTAAGTGCGATTCAGTTAGAAGGGCAAGCTAGTAAAGATACTAGCAATAATTTTCTAACTGATGCGCTACCAGGAAATAATATGCTAGGAGCCGTAGAAGCAGTAGCGGCTGATATTGGAGCGAGTTTTTATAACCTAGGGTCACTAACAGGTGCTTATGATAGCATGTCGGAGGATGACCTTGTTAAGCATCTAGGAGATATGGGGCTTAATAGTGCAGCAGATTATTACCACAAACACCCTCAGGCTACACAGTTAATAGGTATGGTAGCAGGTGGCTGGAAGCTAGGCGCCATGGGGGCTAACTCTGTGGCTAAGTTACTTGGTCGTGGTGAGATTATGGCTACAGAAACAGGTGATGTATTAGCTAAGACTCTTGCTAGAAAGCAACATATGGAAGTGGTAGCTCAAGAAGCTGGTGTAGCTAGTGAAGCCTACAAGACTGCCCTTAAAGATTATAAGCGCAGTAACTACACAGATATGGGGATTCTAGGGGCGGGTAATGTCCTAGTTAGTGATATGGTCATGAGCCAATCCTATGCCTTGCAGGATACCACTAACACAGACTTGGCATTAGGTATGGCGGTTGGGGGTGTAGCTAACATGGGACTTACTGGTATCGCTAGGGCTTTGGCTGCTAATAAAACGGCTACTGCGGATGTAGCTAGCGTTGAGAATGAAGTGGTTAGCAATATCCATGCTTATATACCCTTTGATGTACGTGGTACATTAGGGGAAGCGGCTACCTTATCTGGGCAACGTAAAGCTGCTGCTGAATACCTAAAGGGTATTGATAACCCTCGTATGCAACAATGGGGACAGCAGATGGATAGGGTTAAGGAGGCTAGGCAGTTAGAGCTAATAGATGCGGCAACCCATGCAGATTTGAAGGTAGTGCAAGGGGAAGCTGCTAAAGTAGGCTATGACTTTAAGCGTGACTTAGCTAACCATATTAAAGATAAGATTGGGGATGCTCCAGTACTAGCAGGGGCTAAGAACATATCACCTTTTAATCCTGACTCCCATTTAGCCTCCTTTGCTGGGGCTAGTGTACTAGAAGAACAAGCCTTACGTAATGGTATTAAGGATGTAGGTAAGGTAGTAATGGCTGTTAAGAGGGAGCAATCTATTGGATGGGATAAGACCTCTGCAGGACATTTAGCTAAAGAGTTAGGAACTACGATGCAGGTGGTAGATATGCTACATACCACTATGAATACCAGCATGATAGATGCTAGAACAGGTATGCTTTATGGATTAGACCAAGCTAGGCAGTTAGCTACGTCACTAGATGCTGGTATCAACAAGATTACTAAGACTTATAATAGTGACCATACTGCACTGGCTGCACAAATTCAACATAATAACTTTGATGCGATACATAAAGCCCTGATAGCTTACCCTAATAGTATGGGTAAAGGCATAGGAAGTGCACAGGAATTAGATGCTAAGACGTTCACTGAAGTACTACACTACAAAACTGGGCTGGATAATGGTAAGTGGTCGAATAAAGCCCCTATACAAGCTAAGGAATTTGATGCGTATTTTGATGCTAGGTTAAAAAGAGAGGCTAGTGCGATGCGTAGTAGTGGTATGGGGGCTATGGAGGTTTCCCTACGACTACATGCTAACCCGTTAGCTATTGAAGAAATGGGGCTTAAAAGTGCAGGGGTTAAGCTAGATAATGTACTCTTAAATCCATTGAATGCTGAGGGTATTAAGCCTTATCATGCATTAGCAGTTATTAAAGGCGATGCAGTTTTAGGGCAATCTACCATTGAGCGGGGTGCGGCTATGGATGCTATGGCTGTACGTAACCTTAACAATGATATACTAGCACAACAGGCAGCTGGAACTACCTCTACCCTGCTAAGAGATTCTATTGCAATAAATAATAGTGGGTTGGGTGAAGGGGTTAGAGCACAGCAAAGAAACCTTAATCCTGCACTATATAGTGATAATGTATTTGTATCGGCTGAGATGGCTTTAAGACATCAAGGGGATATGGCTAAGCAGATTGTAGCATTCGGTGGCTATATGCAGAAGAAGGCACAGGATAATATTAAAAATATTGTGCATCCAGGTAATGTTATCCTAGCTAAGATACAGTTAGATGATATTGAGCGTGTTACGTGGAATAAAACAGAGGCTGCCCTTAGAAGTACCCAAATTGGCGATGGTGAAATGGTAACTGTTTCAGGTAAAGAGTTGGTAAAGATTGATAAGGATGGTGCTATCCATCAAATCCTAGATAGTAATCAGAAACCTTTAGGCGTATTGCCTGATAATGTAGCTGCCTATTGGCAGGAGTTTGAAAAATCTGTAAGCATGGAAACAAGGGAACTGATTAACTTTCATAGGGGAGTCAATGGCATTGGTGAGGTAGCTAATAAAGGTATCGTACTACCTCCTAAGAACCTAATGGATGCTTATATTGCCTATGCTATTGATGAAAAGACAGGGGCTACAAGCCTAATAACTGCTGCTACCTATAAAGGTTTAGAATCTTTAATGAATGAGGCTAAGATTGCTTATCCTAGTCGTACTATCATCACAGAGCAGAATGATATTAAGAGGTTTAATCAGATACATGACCATGCTGCCATAGGGATTAGAACAGTGGCAGACTTTAATAAGGCTAAGACTGGTGCACAGTTTGAAGCTGTAAGTCCTGGAAATGAACAAATGGAATCTTTTATTAGTGCTAACAACCAGCATCTAATGCGGTTGAATAGACAGGCTGTTAGACAAATGAATACAGAAACTATTGGTTTGCTACGGCAGATGCATGAACTACAAGGTGTTGAGTCTACTTTATATTCTGACTTAGAGAAGACAGCCTTTGGCGGTAATATACTAGCTAGACATGATAAGCTAACGGCGGCTAATGATATGTTTACGGGTGGCTTGAACTATGTACTAGAGAAACTTGATAGCATAGCTGGACCTGTAATGAGTAAGATATGGGATAAGGGTAGAACGGCAGTAGGTAAGACTCCTAATAGTAAGGCTGATGTTATACAAGCAGAGCGTGTAATGAAAGAGTTTACTGATAAGGGATTAGCTGACCAGTTGCCTTGGCATAGCCTGAACCAAGCATTGGCTGAAACAGATGCCTATAAGCAATTAGGGAATAGAGCACAAGATGCAGTAGCTGTTAATAGTTTCCTTACCTCTACATTAGCATTACGTTTTCTGGAACTATCTCATCCTTTGATTACTACTCTATCTATAGCTATTACAACGCTACCAGAAGCTATGATGCACGCTGGTAACTATGCTGGCATGAAGCATATGATGGAAGGGGTTAGAAGGGCTTACTCTCCTGCATTCTCTAAACATATGGGGATATTAGAGGAGCGTGGAATTATTAGTTCACAGGTTAGTGAAACCACTGACTTTATTGCTAGTAATCTAGCGTCTCCTAAAATCGCTACTACCTTAGAGCATAACAAGGTATTTAGATTATTAACTGCCCCTAGTGACTGGTCTGAAAAGAATGCCCGTAGGGTAGCAGCAGCTACTGCTAGTAGTCTATATGATGCACAGCATGGCGCAGGTCAATGGCTATCCTCTGATGGTTTAGCCTTCATTGATATATTCACTAAGCGTACTATGGGTAACTATAATACTAATATGCGCCCTGCTATGTTTCAAGGTACGGGTGGCGCGGCTATTGGCTTATTTCAAACCTATGTCTGGACTATGGGACAACTGCTATATCGTAGTTTAGAAACTGGTAATAAGGGGGCGTTTGCTGCTACTATGGGTGTGCAAGCTGGAGTGTTTGGGCTAAGGTCGTTGCCAGGTTATGATGTTACTAATCATTATATTGGTAGTCATTATGGTAATACAGATAATGCGGATATAACTTCTAGCATATATGAGAATGTAGCGAGTAAGAGTCAAGCGGAGGCTTTGTTATATGGGGCTCCTAGTACTCTGTTTCATACCTCACTCTGGACGCGTGGCGTTTTGGATGCTAGAAGTCCCCTAACTGTACAAGATGATGGTAGCTTAAAATTATCCTTGGCAGGGACTGCCCCTATTATGGCTGCCCTTGGTATGGCACAGAATACAATAGAACGCATTTCACAAGGGGCTACCCTATCTGATAGTTTTCTATCTGCTGTACAGTTACAGACGCTTAGCCGTCCATTTGCGAGGGCGGCAGATGTAGCCCAAGGTAATAGTATAGATAGAAAGTTTGCAACGGTTGACCCAAATACAGGGGTTAATGAAGCTTCAGGATGGGCTAGCTTTGCTAGGGCTTTAGGTAGCCGCCCTCTCCAAGAACAGATTGATAGAGACTTAGGCTATCAGACTAGCTTCTATAATACGGCTAATAGTCATTCAAGCCAGTCTTTAATGCAGAGTCTAAGACTTAATATACAAGGTGGTAACCCTGCTCCATTAGGGGATGCCTTAAGGAAGTATATAGCTATGGGAGGTAGCAGGTCTGGGTTTAGGGCAGCGGTAAATAAGATATATCTAGAAAGTGAAAAGGGCACTACTGCTTCCCTAGATACTACTAGATTAAAAGAAGCTATGGATTTACTGCCTAGATAATAAGCAAAAAGAAGCCCTCCTAGGAAACTAGGAGGGTTTTGTTGTATTAGCTTAGTGTTTAGTTAGGTGCTGATAGAATAGCATACAACAAATAGCATGGGCTGTATGAGGTAGCCCTGATTCTGGGTCTGCATCTTCACCTCCTAACCAAGCTACCATATGCCTAGCTGCTGCCTTCTTATATCTTTCTGGTGAGACTAGCTTCCAGTTCTCCCTAGCATACTTCTTCGCGCCATGTTCTAAGACTTTTACTACATCTTCCATAGACTCCCAAGGTACTAGCGTGTAGTCTAACTTATCCTTATCAAACTTTATCCCAAGGGTTAGCTGCTTTTCATCATCACTGACATCGCCATACATATCCTTCTGTAGCGTGTGATTAAATCCTCTATAGGTTCTAACCATATTATAATCCTCCTATAACATTTTCTTCAGGGGTTAGAAAATCTGTAGCTATTAAGCTAGAATCCACCCTCTTTGTGTGCTTCACAACTGGTAAGAACTTGTCTTGCCCTTCAATGCTTACCGCTTGTATCTTATCCAATACCTGTAGCCCTCTCAAAATAGCTATTAACTCGTTTTGACTACCCAAGTCTTGTGCCACTACCTTCCATAGGTCTAATAGGCTTAATGGCTTCTTAGTTCTATGTAGTGCTTCCATTAGCGCATTACCTATATCAGAGAACTTGCCTTTACCAAACTCTCCTAAAGCTAGTGGCATTTGATGCTCTGCACAGGATAGGATAGTATTTGCTATTAGCACATCGTCAACTGATACTATGGGGTGAGTAACTTCTGCTTGCCTTAGTAAAGCTATAACCATGACTACCTTTAGCAAGTGGTCATGGCGGCGAGATTCATACGCTACAAATCTTGGGTCTGGCAATTTTATATTGGCTTGGTATATAGTATCTAAGGTATCCCTAGCCAATGCGCTAATATCTAAGTCTATTTTCCCTCTAGCTAGTATAGCCTTTATTGGCTTAGTAACTTTACTTAGAACAGAAGGGTCAACTGCTTTTGGAAAGCTAATCCTTTTACCTGTAGGCTCTCCGTATATTAGCATAAGCTTAGACATAAATCCTTGCCCTAGTATCTCTGGTGGAAACGTCATGCCCAATCCCGTAGGTGTTGTAACACTTAATATGTTAACTACAGGGTGCTCAATCTTTGCAGATATACCCATCTTTATCCTGTACTCATAGGAGTCCTTTACTTCCCATAGCCTTCCTAGTAAGGAAATAAAGTCTAGATTGTTCGCTCCTAGAAAATCTAAGAAGTCTTCTGATAGAATGAACGCCTCTGCATCATGGGCAACTGTATCCATTATCAGCATATCTTCTAAGCCCGCTAGATTATCTACTATGTGGTTCTTATCCATTAGGTCAAGTAAAAACTTGTCCTTGGATGTCTTATCTGCGGCTAGGTGGGCATAGCCAGAGGCTAGTAATACTTTGGAAGCCCTACTAATTGCGGAGGACTTCCTTGTACCACTAACCCCCACTAGCATAGTGTACATAGATGGATAGATTTTGTAGTGACCTAGCGGAATATGGCAACGCCTTCCTAAGCACGCTGCTACACACGATAGTATGCTCCATCTATGAAATATAGCAGGGCTTTCAGTATCCCCTATATATTCAAAGTAATTATTGAAAAACTCCCTTGCCATGGGTAGGCTCCTTAGTGGCACTCTTTCCAGCAAGTACCTAGATTTCCTTCTGTGGGAATCCGCATATCATGTTTAGGGCTAAACTTAAAAGGTATCGCTATATCCATTATAGTGTTTAAGGCTTCTTTATAGTAGTTGGCTTTATCTATTCTTGCTTGGTAAACTAAGCTATCATGCACTTGACATATTAACATAAAGGCTCCATTAGAAGGGACTTGTAACTGCCAGAATGCACGAACTAGGGATTTGTTAATAATTGCTACACTAAGGTTCTGCGGGGCGTGGGCAATCGCCGCTCTAAGGGTATTGTTACTATAGGGGTCACCAAAGAATCTTCTAGTCCAGCCTAGTGGGGAGACTAACTCTCCCTTTGTTATCAGGGTCATCTTGGTTTCATCATACCACTTAGGTAAGCGGTTGTATGTATGCCTATATAAGGAGAGTAGATAAGCGGCAAAAGTAACTAGAGTTTCACTTTTCCTTCTGTCTAGTAGTAGCTGCCCATCTCGTAAGATACCCACACCAAAGTCTTTCCTTACAGAGTCGATAAAAGTCTCTGCACCCATACAATAGTTAGAACCATGTATAATTTTCTTAATAAGCTGCCGTATGCTTTTAGCCTTTTCCATAGAAATACCAAAGAATAGCTTGCCACAGATTAAATAGAAATCATCTTCTGACTCTAGTGCATCTATGAGTAGTGGCTCTTTCGCAATATATGCTACGCATCTAGCCTCAGACTGACTTTTATCACTCTCTCCTAACATGTATCCAGTATCTGGTATAAGGGCAGCTTTCATATATGAAGGGATATTCTGGGCTTGTGCTCCGTAGCTTTCAGTATTCTTATTACCCCAACCAAAGTTAGACTTGGAGCAGGAAAGCCTCCCTGTCTCTGTACCGTCTATGCGATAGGAGTATAACAGTCTCCCATGATATAGAGGAGCTGTATAATAAGTACTAATAGCTTTTCTTGTCTTACGTAGGTGAGTTAATGTATCTACGAAACGGCTTATTAGGGGATGCTGTTCGGATAGGGCTGCTAGTGTGGTGGCGTCTGTTCCTCCAGAGGTTCCCTTTACCTTTACGGGTCTAGCCTTTAGCACATCATAGAATAGGGCTTTAATCTGTTTAGGAGAGGAGTAGTTAACCTCTGTACCCCCACACATCTTATGGAAGTCTTTAGTGCAAGCTTCTAACTCTACTTCTGCATCTTCCTTTAGCTTACCTAAAACCTTTTCATCTACTTTAAAACCGTGCATAGCAAAGTATAGAACTACAGTAGTTAGTGGAAAGAGTTGTTTATAATTCTCCCACGCATATTCAGGTAGTTGCTCCATCATTAGTTTAGCTGTAATAAGAGTATTGTAACAGTCCAATGCGCAATACTTAGCACGGTCAACATCTACCATCTGTTTCCAATATCTAGCTATGGGATTGTAGAACGCAGACACGAATGCTAATGATGCAGGAAGTTCAGCATAGGCGGAGTAGAATAAATACTCTGTGTCTAGGGTGTAATTGTTTACAGGGCATTGGTACCTAGCGAAAAATTGGTTATCATAGGTTCCGTTGTGCATAACCTTTACAGGTTTAGATAGATTAGCGGCTTTAATAAAAGCAAATTTGGCTTCAGTGGCTTGTAGCCCTAGTGTTACGATATAGCTTACAATATCACCATTGGCTTTTATTCCACAATACCCTACCATATCCATTGTAATATGGTTTACGGTTTCAATATCTACAGCTATCAAGAGGCACTCTGTAAGATGTGCTAGGCATTCCTCTGTATTGCTATCATCTACTGCAATATATTCTCCCCCTACTTCTAGGGGTTTAATATTACTAGGGCTAAGGAATTTTGTAAGATGTTGATTCATTACAAAACTGCCCCAAGGCTTAGTGTGTAGATAATGCAGGGGTAGTATAAACATGGTTGGATACTCTAGTCCATCCCTTCCTCCGAATACACTACCTGCCCACATCTCGGGGTCAATAGACCTTGCTCTAGTTAATTCATTGCCAGCCAAGTTAGCCATAGCTGTAGGGCAGGCAATAAGTACCGCATCTACTTTATATAACCCTGCGCGTAGGTTGATTGCGGTAGTGGACTTAGCGGTATCTGAGGTTAGCACACGGTCTATGCCTAGCTTCCCAAGCATCTGCCTTAGGATACCTATAAAGCCAGCGTCTCTGGAATTGTGAAGTACTAAGACTGATTTCATGCCTCTAAGTCTTTAATAGTTCTTACAGGTACACCATGGGCAGGTAGTATATTCTCTAGCAAAGCCACCTGACTTTTCATGCAGTCAATACATATGCTAACTGTTGGGTTGTATAAGACACCTTTCTTACGCTTGCCGCAGCATACACAGTTTAACTTTACTGCGTATTTAGGTTCAATTAGTGTTGTCATCTGCTATCTCCCGTACTGAATTCATTAGCTTTTCTATGTGTGCCTTACGTTCTACTGGTTGCTGGGTTCTGTCAACGTAGCCCACAATGGTAAACTTACAATCTCCTAATAAAGCTTTGGCTATTTTAGGATAGTCTAAGATATGCGCGTCTAGAACTAGGTTCTCTGTCGCATCTTCAGGGTACATAGTATGGTCTCGTATGTAATCTATTAGTTCTGGGTAAACTTCTAGTATATTACCTACATATACCTTATCTCTGCCAAAATCTGCATCAGCAGGTCGTGATAGATGCACTAGCATCCACTTGTCTTTAGTCATTTCCATATCCATCTCCATCTCCTCCACCTTCTTTGTAGGTCTGCCATAAACGATATTATAATATAGCCTAGCAACCACATTAAAAATACTATACGGTACATATTATTACCTCCATATAAAATAAGGTATCTTGTATTTTATGCTATCTGTTACATCTCTTAGGGTAGCTGTGCGTGGAGTGCCTAGCTCCCATAGGTATAGCAATGCGGCTTCTTGTGTCTTGAAGTTCGCTTCAAGCCCTTGGTATATAACCTGATACCTAAGCCTAGGCATATAGGTATAGTAATAGGGCAGCTATAATTAGTTCTATTACAACGGCAACTACTAAGTAGGTAGTTCCAGGTAAATATGTTTTGTTATGCATGTCTTGTCTTGCTCCTTCTATTCTATTTCTTGTTCAGCATAAGCGTCGTACCCATAGTCCATATCATCAGCCAGTATTACTTGCTTATAAATATTAACTACTACAGCGTGTTGCTTTGCCGACATCCATCCTTGCTTTACTATATTATCAATAAATGCATTACCTTTTGTAAGTTCTAACATTTTAGATTCTTCGGCAGTAAAACTCATAGCATTAGCCTTTAATACAATCACGATAGATTGCTTCTAGTAGCGTGGTGTTTGATTCTATGGCATCAAAGAAAGTGCCTTTGTAATCGTACCCTGCTTTACTGATATAGTGCTTACTCAACCACTCCCTATACCAACGGATAAGGTGAAGCTCTACCTCTGGTAATAAATCATCAGTGTCTATTGTAGTACATGAGGTTTCAGAAAAGTACACTAATATTTCATCTGGAAAAGTAACACATTGCTTAATGAGGCGTGCCTTTGGATAAGCCCATTCCGCAATCTGCTTTAGTGCTTCTGTTGTTATGTTATTGCACATATATGTGCCTTCAACTGCTTGATTTCTTCATCCTTGGCTTTTAGCTGGTCTTCCAAGACGCTACAATTTACCCAAGCATCTTTGGCATTATCAAACACACCTATATCCTCTAGTCGGGCGTTCAATGCTTCCACTTCATCACCTACTTTATACTGTGGGCTTGTGGTGTTCATCCCCATTTCATAGCCTGCTGCGAATGCGTGTTTGATAACGTATTCAGCCCTTGCAAAATCCTCTGCATAGCATGTTCCAGCAAGTATATTTCTCCCTAGCTTCCATTCCGTATATGCTTTTTTTACGGCACTCATACTGTACGCTCCGTAATGCATCCTGTATCATGCACAAAGTCTATATCTGGGTTATCCACGGATGCGTGGCACGCTAGGCAAGTGTAGCCATCATCATCTTCATTGTGTTCTATAAAGGCTTCGCGTAAATCATTCACAAGGGCTTCTAACCGCTTTATCCTACACACTAACATATCTACAGTCTGCTCACTCATATCATTCTCCTTCTAATTCACTTTTTCTCTGTAACCCATGGCTACTAGCGGTTCTTGCGGCAATAAGCCTAAGTATTCATTTACCATGCTATCAAGCATTTGTATTGCTTTTGTGTAGCCAGAAGCAGCATCAGCCTGAGCAGCATCAGCAGCAGCAGTAGCAGCAGAATTAGTATAAGCAGAAGCTGCATAAGCGGCATCAGCATAAGTAGCAATATAAGCAGCCTCAGCAGTATAAGCAGTATCATAAGTAACCGCAGCCGCCCTTATAACTTCTTTTCGTATTGACTCTTCTCCAGTAACTAAAAATCTAACAATCAACTCATATTTATCTGTATAGGGTCTAATCAGTGTAATATTGATTAGGGCTTGTTTACGAGCAAAATCTCTTAATACCCAGTTGCTATCAAAGCCTTTTATATTCACAGCTACAATTTCTTTAATTTTGTTTTTTAAGTCTTGGTATGTTTTCACTATACCCTCCTAGTAGATACCCTCTATTCTCTATCCTTTAAGTTCATCCAGACGCGCCATAACATCTATCTTTAGTAAGTCTATTTTATCTTCAGGCAGACTTGCCCTAATATCAATACCCCCCACATATACTGACACAATGTCAATACTAGCCTCAAATCCAGGGTCTGTGCGTGTCTCTCTCTGTCCAGGGAAACAGTCAAACTTCACGGCTACGTCTAGGCATAATTCTGTATTCATTTCCATAATAAAGCCTCCTTTGTAACTTAGTAGCGTGTGTTAAATTTAGTGATGGCAACTATTCTACCACCCCCATCTCTAATACACTGGTCATCTGGTCCAGTAGCTGGGGCTACTAAATCCCTCCTGTCGGCGGCTTCTAGCACCATACCTGATACAATAATAAATACTCCGTCTTCCTCTGGAGGAAGACCGCAGACCTCTCCTAGACGTGTTACCTGTAGAGGAATACCGTCTATGTCCCCAACTGGGGTACATACTGTGCTTACTCTCGCTATCCCGTCACTCTTGTAGCTAGTAACTGAACCGTCTATGGTTTGCACGTTTATCGTGTGGGGTGTGTAGTTCATCAACTTAGTCATGGTGTATCTCCTTTTTTTTACTAGAATGCGCACTACACGCATCCAGTTGTTACTTCAATTTCTTTAAGTAATGCAGAAGCCTCCTAAGATGTGTTGCTATACCCTAAGAGACTTCTGTGATTAAACTAGCTTAGCTTATACTTGCTCTTGGCGTGATGTATTCATAAAGGATGAAGCATCTCCAGTAGTAGGATTTACGCTATTCTTAGTTCTTACTAGGCAGCGTATTTGCATACCTTCTAAGGCACGGATAGACTCGCCTAAGCTAACGCCTTCCGCATCACCAAATACGTTAGTGATGTATCTCTTAAAGTAAGGCAGCCCCTGTGCGGTTAGGTTAAAGCTTTCACTTTGCAGTGAACCTACTGCTACAGGGCTTTGATTAGGCAAAGAAAGCTCCAAGGTTTCAATAGCCTTATAAGTTACCGATACTCTCACACCCGCTTCCCGTTTACCCTTAGCCTCGTACTCTTTAGGCTCTGCCTTCACAATCTCCAGGATATATTCCCCATTTGGGAATTCTACGAATTCCGGGGCGATTTCTACCTCATCAAAAGATTCTTCTAGTAGTGTGTCCATTAGGCTTGTGCTCATTCTGTACTCCTTTTCTTTTTCTATCTTAGGTATGGTATAGGGTTACTTCCCTATGCTAGTTTATACGCATTGCTAGTCTTGCGTGTGTTTCTTCTTTAGTTAAATATGTCTAGCATACTAGGTGAATTAGAAGCTTCTAGTTTAACCCCTAGCCTATCTCCTGCTATTACGTTCAGCTTGTAGGTAGGGGAACTACCTGCCTTGAACTTTTTCACCTCTACAGATAAATAGATAACAGTAGAAAAGTACTTGGCTACCTTTAGACTAAAGTTCCTAGTCCCACATAATGGGATAACAGTTTCCTTTTTGGTATCTTCAGCTTCATTAGTAGTTACATGGGTAATGCAGATTACATTGGTACGCATTTGCTGTATCATACCTAGTAAATCTGATAGCATCCTACCCTGTTCTGCATACTTAGCATAGGCACTCTTATCACCTGCTGTCACCCTACTCCCTACCTCAAATGCACTGTCCCCAACCTGCGATAAGCTATCAAATACCACGCAATCTGAGGCGGTTAGGGCAGCTAGTCCAGGGAATATAGTATTCCCCTCTATCTCTGGAAGCTCTACCGTAGGTTTTGGGGCAGGAGCCTTCATGCAGTCTCTACAATTTACCCTGCCATGGGTATCGCAAATATAGGAGGGTTTTTGAGAACTCACTACTTTTAAGCAAGTTTCAATGCCTATAGGGGATTCACGCGTATCGGGGATACTATATAAGGTAACCTTTTTCATCTCTGCCTGAGTAAGCCCTAGTTCAGGGTTTAACAACGTAGCAGCCCCGTTCTCTAAATCAAACCAAAATACTCTTTTTATGTTTGCTACTTTGGCTACTGAACCCGCTAATAATGTCTTTCCAGCCTTAGGCTGTGCATATATTAGAATTCTCTTTAAGTCAAAAGAACTTAGGGCTACTTTCCTAGCCTGCGCTATTTCTGCTAATGTCGTCATTTTTATATCTCTCCTGAAAGTGCTAGTGCCTGTTCAATCAATGTATCCAATTCCCAATAGAACTGATACTCCTTTATATCTTCTTTCCTAGGGGTATCTTTACGTGTTAACCCACACAAGCCGTAGAAACTGCAAGGTCTCTGCCAAGCTAGGCAACTACTGCCATGCTTAGGAAAGACTTCCAAATCTATCATTGTTTGAATGCGCTCTACGTCCATTTTTAAGCCTATTAGCCACTCTAACCTATCTACTAATGTCTTAGTAAAGAAAAAGTCATGTATAGTAGGGCGAAATTGCAACTCTTTAGTTCTATGCACTTGTGCTACACGGTAGTGTATGTTAAAGGTCTCTTGTGGTGCTCCTGTGATAGTATCTAGTACAAGGGCATAAGCCAAGCCCTGCGCTGAGTTTGAGAAATTCACCTCTAAGTTTTGCTCTGGTAGGCTGGATGTTTTCAGCTCCAGTGGGCGGTAATTGCCAGTAGAGGGTGAGTATAGGACGGCATCAAGATAGCCTACATATACCATGGTTTCATTCAATCTAATGCAAAAGCTAAGTTCTGCCGTAGGGATACCATCGAAATAGGCTAGTTCCCAATCCATAGGGTCTTCTGTACCTTCCTTTTTCATTGGTGTATCTATCAAGGCTTGTACTATAACTTGCGCCTTAGTCATACTGCGCACATTATCCTCTAGTGGGGGGTAATAGTTCAGCCAAGTCTGGAAGCGTGTTTGCTCCTCGCCTAGTCCCATTAGATGCGCGGCATAGCCGTTACCTACAGCGGAACCTTGGCTTAGTGCAGGGCTTGTCTCCCTTGGCGCATCCATTGGGTGTACCTTGTATAGCTCAAACTTACGTGGACAGGAGTGTAAGGTTTCTAGTGATGAATAAGACAGTACCAAATCTTTAGCTGAGTCAATAGCTGTAAAGCCCTTAGAAGTCATCTAAGCCTTCCAGTTCTTTTAATACTTCTTGTCTTGTCATAGGTTTAGTCTTAGCTTTAGCAGGCGCTCTTTTGACCCGTGCCTTTGGCATGCTAGCGGTTAGCATATCCGTAGCACATCTTTTACGCTCTGCACTTACTAATAGTCCAATATCCTCTGGTAGCAGCATATCTACCAAGTGTGGGGCTTGCTTTAACTGCTCTTGTAAAACAAGTAAGTGGGTTTCCACTTCTCCCATCTCTGAATGCTCTAAGGTGGTGCGTAGCCTGTCTAGATTCTGTTGTAGTGACTCTTCCATCTTAAAAATCCTCCTCTTTAGGGGCGGCTTCCATACCTAGAACTGGTAGTGCATAAGATACTATGGTCACCTGTAAACGGACTTTATTACCCTTAGTTGAGGTATTTGCTGTGGGTAGTTGTCTAAAGACTAGCCGTGTGTTATCTTCCTCTCGAAGAAACTGCTTGTCTTTACTTCTTTTATTAGAAATCCTGTTTTTCACCTTGTCCACATCTAGGGCATCCAGGGTAAGGATGATGCTACGGTGGATTTCAAGGTATTCTAATATATCTTCGGTAGTCATTATGTTTCCTCCTTATAAGGTTATTTTATAACTTTTTGATATTTTTACAAGTTCGCATTATTTATTTATTTTTTCGTAGGCTAGCAATGCGCTCACTTAGTGTCATTTGTGGCTTAATAGCTGGCTTAATAGCTGGCTTATTAGGGCAGTCTGTGTTACTAACCTCTTTTCTTTGTCTAGTCGGCAAGCCTTCCCTTTCTACCTCTTGCATGATTTCATCTACTATCCTATCGGAAACTAGACAGTCTACTAAATCATAGCAGAACTGCCGTAGCTTCCTGCGCTCATAGTTATATGAAATTAACTGGTGGCGCGTTAGGTTAGGCTCAAGGGAGGCAGTGACCACAGGGATGTGCTTGGTTAGCATAGATGCGGTTATAAAGGTGGCGGCACTTAATATCCTATCTTCTTCAGAAAAGATGCCATAATGCGTAGACTTTACTTGCCTGTTAGGCGGGTCAAACGCCCAATAGGCATACTGGATTATAAGTTTAACCCTAGCACGCATGGCTAGCTCTCCTTTACAAAGCTAACTGTAGGCAACGGAGTTCCCTGCTTAAAAGCTATGTCCATCTTGGCTTCTAGTTTATAATTAAAACCATGAATCTTGGCTTCTAGACTATCCCCCTTGATGCGCTGCCTAGCTGACATTTTACTTAGAGTATCTTGCTTGCATATTATAACACAAGACTCTTTAGCCCGTGTTATAGCCGTGTATAGCCATTCACGGTTCACAAGTGTGTGGCTATTATGCAACACTACAAAAACCTTGCGCCATTCACAGCCTTGTGCCTTATGACAAGTTATGGCATACCCAAAGGATAGGGCGTTCACATCTCCTACGGTAGAAGCTTCAACTTCCGTGCCATCATCTAGCAATATACTGATGCAATGGCTGGCAGCTAATATCTTTTGCTCTGCCTCTGTTCCCTCTAATGCCCTTATATCCAACGCATCATAGTTAGCAGTAATGTCAAAAGTAGCTAGTTCATCTTGGGTGTCTTGCGTATCTAGTATCCCAAAGCGGTTCAAATGTATAGAAGGCTTTTGTGGCGTCCTTCCATAATAGTTACCGTTTGAGTGTATAGAAGATATTACACCTGTGGACTTAGACTGGTCATCATAGACCAAATCCCCTACTGCAAAGTAATGGGTAAGCATGGAGGCTTTTATCTCATAGACTTCACGGGGGTTTCCATTAGCCCTCATACGGTCATCCAAAAAGGTGGTTATTAGCAGGTTTAGTCTAGTAGTCCCACTGCCATGTTTATTGAAGGGTGATAGTACCACATCCTCCATAGGGTCGTATTCGCCCTTGTCAAATAGCTTAGCTAGTAGCCCTACGGCTCCTATCCCCATTCTATCAGCCCCAATGGGCTGGGTGTTTTTACCACTAGCTATTATAAAGTTATCCCCGTCTGTCTCTAATCCCTTACCCTTCAATAGGTTATGTGCTTGTCGGATTATTGGACTGTCTAAAGCCTGCCGATACACATGGGTGAGCTCTATTACTGGTAGTTGTAGTAGCCCGTAGTTTAAGATACTGTCCCCAAATACTGGTGGTAACTGATTAAGGTCACCAAGCAGAATGATTTGAACATTAGGCTCTAGGGCTGCATATAGTTCCTTCCATAGCCCAAGTCCTAGCATAGACGCCTCTTCAATTACAAGCGTCTTAATAGGCAGACGATTTAACGCATCTCTCTTAGGAGAGAATCTCATGGTGTCTTTGCCGTCTTCGTTTACGTAGTACTCTGGAGCGTACTCCAGCAATTTATGGATGCTCATGAAATTTCCCTCTAGCTCATCCACTAAATCAGGGGAGAATTCTCTAAGATTAGACACCATGTTATTTACGGCTCTGTTAGTGAAGGCTACGAATGCAATAGCAGGTTTAGTGGTTTGGCAAGAAGTATTGCCCTTAGGGTCACGGAATGTCGCCATTCCAAGTCCGCATTCTTCCGATAGCAGTGCCCGTGCCATTCGGTTGACAGTAAGTGTCTTGCCTGTCCCAGCGGCTCCCGTTAATACAAAGCTGTCACCTATGATAGCCTTGTTTAACGCTTCTTGCTGTTTGTTGTTCAGCTCGAAGGCTTCTGTTTTATTCTCTTCTGTATGGGCTGAAGCAGGCAATAGCCTCTTTTTCTCTATTTTAGATACTCTAACTGCTAGGGTATATAATCCCTGCTGTAGTTCTTTCAGTTCTTCTAGGGGAGCTAGTTTAACATCCATGTTATGCCCCCTCTAAGGCAGCAATTCTACCTTCTAAGGCTAGAATCTCTTTGCTTAACGTACGATAGCCCTCTAGCTTATTCTCTAGGGTAGCTATCTCTGCTTCTTTTTCTGCTAACTTATTTTCTAGATTAGAAATGTTAGCCTTTAGAGTAACAATCAATTGAGCATTTTCCTCTTGCTCTATAGCCTGTTCAGCTTGTTCAGCTTGCTCCATAGGCTTTTCTATGTCTTCAGGCTTTATTGTATCCTCTACCTTTTCTTCTGTAGGGGTTGCAGTAGTCTCCTTGGCTTTCCTAGCGGCTACTTCCGCTTTCATCTTGGCTATTCTCTCTTGTAAGGATATACGCATTTCTTATACTCCTTTTGTGGCAACTTCTATTGCCACCCTAGTATCCCTTATTTCCTCATCTAACCGTCTAAGTAAATATAGGTTGCTTCTATGTGCTAAGCTAGCACGTGTTACCTTTGCATCTAAGGGCTTTTCTTTGTGTGCTACTCTAGATTGTATCAATGCCTTCCCTGATTTATCTATTAACATTTCTATCAGTAGCCTATCCCTTAGCAGTACTTTTAAGTGGTTCTCTAATTCAGTCATCCTATATCCCCTTTGCAGCTTTTAACGCCGCAATCCTTTCTTTTATGCTTAATGGTTTTACAGCAGGCATATCAGGATTAGACTTAATTTCAAAGGCATCAAAGCTATCAAAGCCTTCCCCTAGTCTATCTTTAAGTGCACTTTCTATTAACACCAAATAGGCAGCTTGCTCAAATAGTTTATTTCTTTTTGGTAGTGTAGCGATTGCGTTACTAAAGGCATATGCCACCGCCAGTGCTTTCACCTGAACCTTCTTGGCTAGCTTATCGCCAAGACCTCCTCTTTTTATAGCTGCTTTTAGGCTAAAGCCTTGCTCCTCTGATATAATATCTGCCTTGATAAAAGCAGAAATAACGGAGCGTCTTTTAGCTTCTAGGGCTTCGATGGTCATTCTCTTGACCGTTTTACATACGCTGTCTTCTATTAGAAGATAGCTTGCTTCTAATGCAGGAACGCCCTCTGCTGCTTCAATCGTTATAGGCGAATTGTAGAGGTTCAATAAATTACCCTCCACTATTTTAACCATATGCTGTTCAGACATAGGGATTAAGTCATTCAGCCATCTTGTAAAGCAAGGATAGAACTTAACGGATAAGCTTTCATCCTCTAGCCCTTGTTTCAGGGCGGTGTCTAGACTAAACTTCGGCGTAGTGTTTTTATCTAGTAGCCGCAATTTTTCGTAGTTGCTTATAATGCGCTGTGTAAGTTCTAGTAACTCCCGTGCCTTGGCACTGGTACAGAACGCATCATTTACTGCTAATGCCGTGCTGGCATCGTGTAATTTTGGTGATAAGCCTAGTTTGGTTACTAATACCATAAGGCTCCCTGCTAAAAGCGGCTTATGTGCATCTTGCAGGGAGGCTATTTTAAAGCCTGCCCATTGCTCTTTTATAGTTTGGGTGTTAGAAAGGGGGTGTGCCAGCCTATATGTTAGCGCAAGGCTATCATCAAAGGTTGTTACAATCCCTGTTGAAAGGCAGACAGATTTACTCATAATGCTGCCCCTGTCTTGGCTAAGACAATTGCTTTGTAGCGTTCAATATGTGCTTTGGTGGCTAGGGTTGATAGATGCGCAGGGTATAGCCAGTTGTTGCCCTTTTCAGCCTCCCCTTTGAATACCACCCCTATGCACTCATCGTATGAATAGCCTATGATGGTATTTGGTGTTTCTAGTAGGGAAAACTTACCATACGTGGTAAGCTTCAAGCTAGAGATAATGCTAACTATGATATTAGTTGTAGGTTGTGGCATGTTGTTCCCCTTTCTAGTGCTTAGCAGGTGTTGTTTGCTAGCCTAGATAAATGATAGAATATTTGCAGGGGAAAAGATGAAAAAAGTCAAAAATACCAAATGTCATCTTTTCCCTTCCGCGATATTATACCTTTGAAATATTTTTACAACCCCGAATTGCAAAAATATTGGGTGCTAGTCTATTCCGCACCCTTTGTCATATAACATACCCTTTACAGCCTGTTCTCCTTCTTTCTCTACACTGCTATTATCCCAAGCCTCCTGTAAAGACTTAGCTAGCTTAGCATTCTTTAATATGGCTCTAGCCTCTGCCCTCACTTCCAATGCCCGTGCCGTATCCATAGCCTGTTCTTCCGCTGTCTTAGGGACGATTACTTTTTTCATTGGTCTAAACCTCCTGTCTTAGCATCACTAGAAGGGCACGGGATAGACATGTGTATAAAAGCGTCCTCTACTCTTAGCCCTATTATCTCATTCCTAACCGCCTGCCCTCCATATCTAGTCACGCCTACAGGCACGCCAGCTTTCCATTCTATCTCACCATCACCAAGGCAATGTCCCTGCCCTATTACTTCTTTCTTATACGCTACAGTTATGGCATAGGTGCTGTCCCTAAATATAATCCAATTTCCTAGCGCGGCTAATCCTTCTTCTTCCTGCCTCCACTTAGCCACTACACTAAACACATCCTCCTCCTCTAGTGTGTGCATCATTTGACCAAGCGGACTATCCATAGCATTTTTATTGGTGGCTTTCATAACCCCTCCTTATCTGTTTCCACTAATTTCTTACTCATAACACCCATGCCTTCTGCACTTTCTTGTAGGCTTTTGAAACCTTTCTCTATCTCATGGGTAGTTCTACCTGCTAAGCCTTTCCTAGCTATTCTATACCTACCATCTACTAACCGCATACCAACTATGCTACCATTAAAATACGCTACCGCTTCCCCTGATTTATGATATACCATGCTTAACCCTTTGGATTGGCAATTCAAATCAGCCCAGTTTAGCCTAGCTACCCCTGCATCAAATCCACTTTTAAAACCATTCTCATTTAATAGTTTAAACAGGGCATCTTCTCTCAATGCCAGTAATCTTCTAACCATCTTATGATTACTTAAATATCTAAACACATTATCCACTACTAATAACATATCACTGCTACCACTTACTCCTCCATTATCCCTTAACCTCTCTAAATACGCCAATACTCCAGCTATATAGTCTATACTTGCCAGATTATCCAATCCAGCCTCCTCTGTAGCCGCTACCGCATCCATCCCTTCTAAAGCTTGTAATATATACGCCTTAGATAACCTAAAAATCCTGTCCTCCTTTCCACCATCGCCTCTGTAAGTAAATCCGTAAATACTGCCAACATGCGCTAACTGCTGGCTCCTCTTCCCTTTATCTGTTACCTCAAGCTTAACCTCCTTAATGCTACTCTTACAGCTTATAGCCAATTCTCTTATATCACTATCCAATCCTACTATTTCTAATACCGCTTCTGGTTGTGCTGGTGCTGGTGATGTTGTCATTGCTAGTCTATATCTCCTGTGGAGGGATTTTTTTGAACATTTTTTATTTTCCTCCGAAAAACTTTTTGAATCTCATTTATTATAACCCCCCCACCCCCCACACACTACCCTCAATTGTACTTATCCCTTACCTACTCTATCCTACCTTACCCTCCCCTTACCTTCCTATGAATAACCTATATTACCCTTATTTCCTCTATTTCCTCCTACCTTCCTCCTATTCCACCCTATTTTTCTCTTATTTCCTCCTATTAACTTATCTATACCTTCCAATAACTTCTGTAGTACTATAATAGTTGTTATGTCAAAAAATTTTTCAAAAAA